TGTTAAACGAGCTGTCCACAATCGGAGCCTGACGCACCGCGAACTTCATCGCGGCGTCCATGCCCTTGTTGGCGGACAGGAAGATGTTCGCAGCACCAGCAGCCGCAGTTCGATTTTCAATAGTATCAGTCTGGCCCGTGGGCAGGAACTGAGACACATAGACGTCGAAGCCGTAGATGTTCTTCGAGAAGCGCAGCCCCGTGCGATGGCCCGTCTCGATGATGCCTTCCCAACGGGGGTTGTTGGAAACGTTCACGATATTGGTCATCGTATCGAGTGCGTACTCGACCGACGGGTGGACAATCGCGACGAGGTTAGTCATCGGAGCGCCAGCCATCTGGAATGAATTCTTCGCACGAGCGAAGTCGGTCGGAGAGATAGTTTCGTTCGCACCAGCGCCGACCCAGCGATGGGCAGCACCGTTAACCGCGTTCGTATTAGACGCAGTCTGGGTCGAATTGAACAACGAGAAGATAAAGCTCTCGGTGTCCTCAGCGATTGCACGGGACATCTTCGGAACGAAGCTCGAAACAAGCTGCTCTGCGTAGAACAGGTCCTGCTTCGCCTTCCGGGTGATGTACACGCCGGCCTGCTTATATTCCGTGATGGTGAAGGTCCAGTTGCCGGTATCCGCAGCCGTGTAACGGGCCGCAGCGTTCTCGGTGTAGTCCGCAACTTCGAACTGACCGATAGACGGCATATTAAGAGTGTCGCCATCGGGGAAATCAATGACGTCCACGTACTTCATGGCCATCAAGTCAAATTCGTTGATGTCCTTGAGTTCGTTGGTCCAAAGATTTGCCCGCGACAAATAGTCAACAGACGTAGTGAAAGACATAGTCTAACTCTTTAGGGTTTGTAGAAAGCCTCTTCTCCAAGAGCTTTGAGGTTTTCCCAGATTTCACGTTGAGTGCTCTGTTTGAAGTACCACCCCTCACCCTTCTCCGCGCGCTGCTGCTTCCAGTAGTTGTAGTTTTTTGTGTTACTGGTAGAGTTGAGCTGAGAGTTTACCTGCGAACGCGGCGGAGCCATGTCCACAGGGCGCTGCTGACGCTGGACGCCTACGAGACGTAGGAATGCCTCGGGACTGTCCGCAGCAACGTGGGTCAGGTACTCGGTGGATACACCAAGAGCACCGGCTTGAGATTGCACTTGAGCCCGCCATGCGGGGCCAAACGCTGCGACCAGTTCTTGTTCGACCTTTTGAAGGTTCTGCTGCTTGCGGGCTTCTGCTTCCCGCTCAGCGAGTTTCTTCGACAACAGATCGTCAATCTTGGCCGGATCAAAAGCGGTTCCGTCTGGGGAAGCGGCTGGGATGGTTACCGGCTGCTCTTGCCCACTGGCACGAGTGACTTCTTTCAACTTGGTCAGGAATTCGTCTTCGTTCATCCGCTTAGCAAGTGCCTCGTCCTTTTCGCGTGCTTCTTGAATTAGACGGGCGATAAAGCGATCCTTTTCATAGATTGCTTTAGCCGCAGCTTGCTGGTCTGCGTATTTCTTTCCCTCGCCTACAAGGTCTTCGAAGGCTGGGACTTGTTCAGTCGGGTCTTGTTCAAGGGGGTCGGTCTTGAAAAGATCAGTAGTCATAAAATCTCCTAGAAGTTCAGAAGCTCGCGGAGCTTCTTGATACGGGTTCGGTCGCCAATCCGGGCCGCTTGTCTAATAGTCCAGTTAGGCGCGTCAAGGTCTTTGAGAGTAAGTTCGGTTCGATTAAGTTCGTCCTCCCATGCGTCTACGATCTTGCGGAGTTGTTCCGCCATAATCGTCGAGTTACGAAGGACTTCCTCCATCGAAGCCTTCTTCTCCGGTGGGACGTCTTTGAACCAATCAAGCGACAGGGGCTTCACCCATGAACTCCTGTGTCATTTGCTGGTCAATGTCAGGATCAACGTCGTCAGGGGTCAATCCGGTCGGAGTACCCGCCTGCATAATCGTCTGCTGATCCGCAGCATTCTTCATTCGCTCCATGTCTGCCTGTTCGGAGATACGGATGTCCTTGGTCACGAGCTTCCAGTCCTCGAACCCAGCAGCGTACTCAATCATTTTGGCCATCTGAACCGACGACATATGGGTCAGCGTCATCGGATCGTTAGTCAACATCTGGTACACGCCTTGGAGCGTTTGGATAAGTTCAGCTTTCTCGGCAAAGTGTCGGGCCGCAAGCGGCTTGACCTTGCCAGCTCCGGAAATCATGTCCGGGGTAACAGCTTCGAAGTCTTGGAACCGGAATTCCTCGTCAAAGACGGAAACTTCGATGACTTCGTTTAGGTTGCGTCGGAACAGTTCAAGCATGGCGTTATACGCCCGTTCGAAACCCTGTTCTTCGAGTTGTGACGTTTTGCTGGTGAAAATACGCGTACTGGCGTTTTCGAGGCGCTGTACTTCAAACGCGGTTTTCTCACCCGGCGTCCGGAAGCCCATGGCTTCTTTCGGCGACCCAGCCATTTCTTCCATTAACTGGATGTACTGCTGGATTTCGACGTTCAACTGGAGCACTTGGAACGGAGGGGCAAGCATTTCGACGTCGCCCTCGGCGTCCGTCTGGATGCGCTGCATCGGCCCCCACGTAAAGTCTTGGACGTACCCTTTGATTTTAAGAACAGGGTAAACGATCAAGTCGATGACGTCAGCCTTGGCGTTCTCGATGTGGTCAATGCGGTACTGCATACCGATGAGGTTATCGAGCGGGCCCATGGCCCAAAGGTTGTCTTGCCGGATACGCCAGCCGACGTGGTAGATAGGAGCCGTTCCAAAGAAACTCGGATTGTCTTTCATGGAAATGACCTTGTGGCGGTCAACAACCATGATCTTTTGGTTCTGTTTGAACTCTTGGGTCTTACTGTCGTAGATGTCCCCGTAGTACGTCAAGATTTCGACGTAGTCCCCGCACAAGTAATTCCGGAAGGACGTAAACCCATCCATCTGGAAAAACCCGTCTACAGACTTGATGTCGGTAATTCCGGGGTCACGGGCCTTGAACCGAATGTCGGTCAGGTATTTGAAAAGCTCTTTGTACGCGTCTTGGTCTTGGTCCGTGCTTTGGCTTTCCAAGATTTTCTTGACTTCACCAAGCGAGACGAGACTACGAACGATTTTCGGTGCTTCCGCGAAGCTGGGAGAGGTTGGGTTGAAAGTAATATCGAGGGGGGAAATTCGTCGGAGTATCGGACCAACGTATCCTACCTTTGTAGGCGGGGAGCCCACTGTTGCCCGCTCGTCTATCCATTCGACGGTAATAAAACAATTCCCGTAGTCGATGTAGTCCGAGACGATCTTTGCCGCTTCCTGCTTCTGGCGGTCTTGGTTCAGAGCGTACTGCATCAGCTTCAACACCGCGTCCCGTACTGCGGGGACGTTGTCTACGCTGCTAGCCGCTTCGTACCCAAGGAACTTCCGCTTTGGGAACATCGTTGCCATGTAATTGGCGAACAGATTGTCCCGGATGTGGCACATCTTGGGGATCGTAGTCGAATTCTTCCACGGCAGTTGGCTGTTGGTTGTCTGCCGGGTGTCCGTGGCGAAGATATACTTTCGCTTTTCTTCTTGAAGTTGCCGCCACGACTGGCGGTAAGTATCCCAAGTCACCCACTGGTTGGCAATGTAACAACCAATGTCGTCCTTGGTTATGATTTCGTCGAGTTGTAGGACTTTGCCTGCCATTACATAATTCCGCCAAACCTAGGATGATAGCTAATCGTTTGCGCCGGACGGACGTGAGAATTAGCCGGAGGGGCTAGGGTTCCGTCTACCGCCATAGCCAGAGCGTCCTTGATGTCATCGTGCGGTGGGTTTTCCATTACGAGTTCTTCTTCGAGCGATTGGTAGTGCCCGCCTCGCCTGTGCCAGACCTTGCGGTCTTGGTAGCGAGGTTGAAGGACAGCCGCAATACGTTCCTCTTTCGACCCTTGTCGTCGATCTGGACGAACGTCTTCCACTGCGAGCGCAAGACCGTGTTGGGCAATGTGTACCTGCTTGATCGTGTTAACGATAGCTGCCTGCGCAGCGGTGACTTCCATTTTGATCTTGCGGAAATCCCAAGTCTGGTGGAGTGCTAGGATGTGATCGAAGTATTCGCTCGGGAGATTGCTTTTGAACCGGTCGATGTCCAAGACATAGATGTTCGCCTCCGGGTCTACTCCGATGACGACAATCGCCGTATAATCACTCCGCTCTTTCAGGGAGTACGCAAAGTCCACGGCCGCAGCCAGAGCGAGGCGTTTCCCTTTCATGTACCACTGGCCCATGCTGCGGGTCAGGTGGGTTTTGTCATAGTATTGGAAACACTCGTGGCCGATGCCCGCGCTTTCCGCGTCGTTCGGGTCGTTGTAATACTGCGCTCGAAACTGGACTTTATCGAGGTACTGCGTTTTCTTCTTGGCTAGGATTTCTTTGTTAAACCCAAACCATGTTCCTCTCGGCCCTTTTTGTCTCGGCCACAGGAAGACACCGTCAGTTTCGACTTGCCGTTCGAACTTGTCGTAAAGAAGTTCTTGAGAGACAAGCTCGCCGTATTCGTCGTAAACCTCGATCTCCATCTGCATCATGGTGTTGTACAGGTCTTTCGGATGATACCGAGTACCGACAACAATCGCTTCACCTTCGGTGCCTTCGATAGACGCTAGGAGCGAATACTGCTCTTCGACTTTCTTTCGGTTGTCCTCGGTATAGGCGTTTTCCTTGACGACGACGTCGTCCATGATAGACAGATCGCAGTGCAAACCAGTAACCGACGTAGTCAAGCCCGCCGTAAACACCGTCGGGTCGCGAGTGTAGGTCTCAGCACGTAGAGGATGATCGACCGAGATTTCGCTTTCAGTCCACTTCTCTCTTTTCGCTTCCTCCCGGTTGACCATCTCAGGCCAGTACCGGCGGTAGCGGTCGGACGTAAGAATGTCCTTGATGAATTTGAGCTGCTTCGTCGCTAGGTTCGCTGTACTGGAAATGTACAGGATACGAATATTAGGCTGGCGAGTGATCCGCCACGCTGCGTAAAGTCCCGCAAAAGCAGACTTCTGATGGTCTCGGGGAAGCAGGACGAGTTTATGCGACTTCCCACCCGGCATCAGGAACCGGGCTAGGTCTTGATGGACGTGACCTAGGACACGATCCGGTTGTACGACCCGGATGAACGTTTCAAAATCCGCCTCCGCTGCTGTTTTGATTTGTTCAATTTTTGTCTGTGTATCGTTTCGGGCCATGACGCCATCGGTCGTAAATTTGAATTCCTATCCACACAATAGAAAATGCGGCAGCAATGCTAGGCAATAAACCAATTAACGTTCCGATAACCGTACCTCCCGCGACCCAGTTGAGGAAAGAGGTCAAGTTTTCGTGCTCCCTAAGGGTGCGTAGCAAAGCGATCATGTCTCGATTTCGACGTATAGACTAACTGAGAACGTTTCTGCGCTCGCCGGGGTGTACGCGCCGCCAGCGACAATAAAGCCGTAGAGCGGTCCACCGGAGTGAACAGGAAACGCGGTAGTAGTCGCCGTCGTAAATGCAATACCGTGGGACGTACCAGCGATGACCTGAGCCATCGGGAGGATACCAATCAGCCCGCCATTGCTCGGGGCGGGGGCCGCGTTGTCGCCACCACCGAACGTAATCGTGCTGGAATAGAGATACACACTCGGAGCGAAGTTCGTCATAGTCGTGCTAGACTTGACGACCCGACCACCGACGACCTTAAACGGCACACCCGGCGTCGGGAAAACAAGAGCCACGACGCTGCCTGCGGTCGTACTATTCGCTACGAGGTCCGTCGCTGCATACGCAGTCGTGTCGGCAGGGCGCGTAAACGTCGGGGCTGTGTGAATAGAATAGCGTTTCATTTCGGAACGAGTACCCTGATTAAGAGATAGCCGACAACAGCGTACGGCATGTAAGCGATGTTTTCCGGGAGAGCTAGGACCCTCCACGTCGCCCAGTCGGGCAAAAGGTTACGGAAGATACTGTCCCACAAGATCGCTGCGAACCACATAGTAGTGAACAGCAGGAGAATGCCCCGGGACCATTTAATAAACGGATCGTCTTTCAGGACTGCTTGAAGCTGGGTAACCGCGATAGCAATCCTAGCGTCGGTTTCCAGTGCGGTGACGTTGACCTGACCGTCTACTTTGTACTTTTCTAAGTCAATGTCCTGTTTCTTATTCAACCACTGGAGGACGCCGTTCAGGAGTGTCGGAATTGCGGTCAACCAGCCAAACATCAGAACTCGCCTTTCCAGAACTTGGGTTTACCGGTGGCTACCCAAACAGCGTAGCCTGCGATAGCGACAACACCAAGAGCGAGGACCAGTTTGAATTCGACACCGGCGAACATGCTCAAAATCGAGCCGCCGATGATCGTGCCTTGTCGGAGAGCCGCGCTAGTGTTTACTTCCTTCTCCGACACACTCGAAGTCTCCTTCGCGAGTTCGATATTCGTCTGGTCGATCTTAGCCGGGGCCGGAGGATCGGGCTCGTTCACCGCAGTCGGAACGTATCCAACCAGCTTCGGCTTCCATTTGCTGTAAGCCTTTGCCATGCGGACGTCGTACTGGTTCTGGGCGTAGCCCGCGCCGTTATACCTGTAGGCGAACCCAGCCCAGTCGTGAGCGTTGATTTTGCCCACGAGCTTGGACTTTTTGATTTCCTTGATCATCGCCTCAATCTGGGCCGGAATTCCACCGGCCTTCATAGCTTCGACCATGTCCACGGCAGAGGCGTATCCGTGGCTTTCGGCGTGGAAGCCCATAGTTTGGCCTACGCCCCAAGAACAGGAGCGGTATGCGCATTCTTTGTCGAATGCCGCCGCACGAGCCAACAGCGCGAGGCGTCCAGCCGAGGACCTTTGGTCCTTGTACTGTGTGGACCTGTCCCAACCAATCCTAGCGAGATCAAGCCGCACCGCAGCGTCAGCTTTTGGTTTGCCACGGCGCTTGAGAAGCTCCTTGTACATGACATGCCGTTCGTACAGGAACCGGGGGGTGACCCCGTCCGCAGGTTCGAACGGTTGGCCTGCACTTTCAACCTCGACAACTGCCATCAGTGCCGCAGGTTCGATGCCGTGTTTTTTACCAAGCAGGACGACGTCATTGACAACCTTGTCTAGGAAACTCATTACAGGACAGACCTTACTGCGTGAGAGACTACTGCGACCAAAAGGGCGGTCCCCGGATACTTACCGATAAGCGAGATGGCCCATTGAAGCACTTCCTTGGCTTTACGGAAAACTACCGAGACCTTGCTTTCCTTTACCGGGGCAACCTCAGGGGTGGTTTCGGGGGAGTCAGTCATGGCTTCGGTTTACCTTCGTTAACCGTCCGTACGACGGCGTTGATTACTTTTGGGTACTGAGGCATCGTCGAATGAACTGTGCCTCGGATGTGGTAGTTCTCTGCCCGTTTACCCTTTACTGACTGTCCACCGATTGGGTGGTATGGATCGTAGAGATTGACGCAGCGGACGAAGGTGGGACAGGAGTGGTAGAGTGGAGCGCGTCCGGGGTCAATAGTGACGACAATCCGTGGGCCCTTACCAAGTCTGGCCGCTGCCTTGAGAACCGCGTTACCGCCCATAGAATGCCCAATGACCACACTAGGCAGAGTGTGAAGATCGTTACCAGCGGTATGGTTACCAATAGTGACTTCATAGCCTTCCTTCTCTAGGGCGGCCTTCAATTCCTGCATAGGCCAGCCGGACTGGCTGTAATGGGTCAGTCCACGGAGGATTAGGACCTTTTCCTTGGGCGGGAGCTTTGCTGCCTGCCACTGTTGGTGGCCGTAGTATCCGCCGCTGGCGATGCCTAGGGACAGGAGGATGCCGTAGAGCCAGCGAGAGGGAAAGATCATTAGTTAATTCCTATCCGTTTCAGGTCATCGTCGATTTCGGCCGTAAACGCCCGCTGGTGCGTTTCTGGGACTGGGGCGCTACCCTTACTAGGGCGGCCTCTCTTTTTCGCTCCACGGGTCGTTTCTGAGCGTTCTAGGAGGTATTTATTCGCGTGGTAGGCGTTCCCGTTCTTCGGGTCCTCTGCAACCGCAATGATCCGGGCTATGGCTTCGCTGTCTAGTTTCACAGCCAGCTCATCCCGCCAAGCGGCGAGGTATTCCTGAAACCACTTTGCCTCTGACAGCTTCTTCCAATGGGCCCATCCGCCTAGGTGACGGACAGCGAATTGGTATTCTGTCGGGTCTCCGGTTTCGAGGTATAGACGGGACAGACTAGGGTAGCCCTCGTGGTCCGTGTCTTTGAGGGTAAACAGAACAGTAGATTTGTCTGACCCTGTCATTTCGTAGAACAGAGCCTGTAAATACCACATGCCTATGGAGTTCTTGAAAGGGTTAGACACTAAAATACCTTATGTTACTTAAGGGACCTTAAGGGATAAAGAGATATAAAGAGAATAAAGGGATAAAGAGATATAAGATACCTTAAGGGAACTTAAGTTACTTAAGGGCCTGTTTCATGGGCCAACCCCTTAAGGCCCTTACGGGCCCAACTGTCTGCCCGTTTCCTGCCCTTTATCCCCCTACCTACCTTAGGAGGGGGTGTATAGTGATATGATATAGTGAAACAAACGAGAGTCAAGAACAAAAAGGCTAAAACATGGAATTTTTGTGAGATAATTTCAAGGTGCCTTCTTCCCCCTTTAGGCCACCCCCCGTCCCCCCGTGTACCCCTAGGCCCCACCCCCTCGAAACTTCGAGTAACCAACCATACCCTAAGCCATTGATGTTTGCGCCTGCCTAAGCAACACACGTAACAAATGGTTCTCGTCAGTTACGTGGCGTTGCCACTCGTTACTTGCGGAATGCAAATAACGTCACAAGCGATTATCGTGACCGGTACGTCAGCTTAGATAGTTGTAAAGGGGATTGCGTTAGTCGCTGACGTAGCTAACGAGACATTTGCAATTCACAAGTAATTCCAAAGACATAAACATTTAGAACAAGAACTTGAGACAAATAAAAAGGGCGGCCCGAAAGGCGCCCCATTAGTACCTTGTTTGTTTGTGTGTTTGTTAGTCTTTACAACCATGCGCCAAACACCCAATAATGCCCGCTAGTGCATTTTGTTTGTCCCGCGTGTCTTTACACCTAACTCGCACGAAAAACGTATCAGTGACCATTTATGTAAGCCACTATATCTTGTGGTATTGACAAGCGTTTTGCTGATATTCGGAC